TTCTTTCAACCGCTCCCATGCTGTTGCTTACTCTATGCTTAGTTATTATACTGCTTGGCTTAAGTCCTATTATCCTCTTGAATTCATGTTTTCAATTCTTAAAAACGAAAATGATAAAGATGCAAGAACTGAATATTTAATTGAAGCAAAAAGACTAGGTCTTAGCGTTAAGCTCCCACACGTTAACGAATCAGATATTTATTTTTCTCTGCAGGGAGACTCAATTAGATTTGGATTGGCTGAAGTAAAATTTATTTCAGATAGTATTGCTAATAAGATTATAGATAAGAGGCCATACAAAAATTATGTTGAATTTATTGAAAAAGCATCGAGCAAAGGCTCTGGTATTAATAGCCGTGCTATTAATGCTCTTAACTCCATCGGCGGTGCTGCGTTCGATGATAACAAAAGGCAAGGAAATGAAAAAGACAGCTACTACGAATACCTAGGAATTCCAACATTTAATCTTGAAGGTATCCCACCAAGAATTAAATCTCAGGCAAGGCCAATTGAGGAATTTGAAGATCTCGGGTCATTTGTAATGTTTGGTATGGTAAAAAGTATTAAACGTGGCTCTGGCTGGGCTAGAGTAGAGTTAGTAGATGAGACTGGAACAATTGGTTTATTCCACACAGAGCAAACTCAAATTGAAACAGGACAGATGTATTTTATACTTGTGGGGGATAATAGAATTGCAAGGTACGTAAAGGTTGGTAACATGGAAGAAGGATCAGAGAATTCTTTTGTAAATTATTTATACAAAAAGGAATATGACCTTGACGAAGGTGAGTATTTTGTAGTAGACTTTACCCCATATGTTACAAAAGCTGGCAAAACAATGAGCCATATAATATTGTCAAATGCTTCAAAAGAATTAACCAGGGTAATTGCTTTTCCAACTATGTACAAAATGTCTCTTGCTAAAATGCGTGAAGGAATGAAGTGTAAAGTTGTTTTATCGACACTAGACGATGGAACTTTAATGGTAAAGGAAATAAAATGACAGAAGAATCAAGCACAAATGAAGTGGAAGAGATTTTTAAGTCTCTTAGTCTTTCAGCAATATTAGTCGCAGCAATTCAAACATTAGGTGAAATTAGAGTTGATGCCAAGCTGTTTATGAATATGGCAAAAGAAGATAGAGAATTAAAAGTTGACCTAATTGACGGTCAAACATTTGTTTTTACATTAAAGGAGAAAGATGGATCAGGAAATAACGAAAACAATCTCATTACAGACTTTGAATAAAACAGAAATACAATTGCCAACGGATTATGGCCTAGACGCACTTGCTGCAATTTTACATGAAGCTGCAGTTGAAAAAGGATTTTGGGACGGGCCAAGAGACTATAGCTCATTTAATACCAAGCTTGGATACATTGCGGGTGAAGTAAAAGAAATTCTTGAGGCAATAAAAAATGATAAAGACTCTGAAGAAATAGTTGCGTGCCTAGTAATGATTTTAATTAGAACACTTGATCTATATGCAGCTATGCGTAACGAAGGATTTGTAGTGGATAGCGTAGATGATCTTTTAATTAGACAAATAGAAAATAATAAAACTATTATATCAGCACTTCACAGAAATTTAGATTAATGGTATACTAAAAATATGAATGACAATCAATTAAAAACAATTTTTGAAAATTTAAAAGCAACATCAGCATTAGTTGCTTTGCTAAAAATTAACGGGAAAATGAGTGTTCCAGAAAAAACACTACTAGAATTACTAAATAAACAAGAATGGCCTAATGATTTTATTACAAATAATGGAAGCGCAATGTGTGTTACTTACGATGAGGATACAAAAGAGTTTGGTTTTGAATTGATGTATGAAGATGATGGCTACAGGCCATCTAATGCAATAGGTTTTCAATGTACAAGAGGTAATTTAGAAGTTGGATTTGTAGATTACAATAGCCCATTTTATAGAAAGTGATTTGATGACCGTAGATATAGATAACGTATTGGCTAAACTTGATCCAAAAACAAGAGCCAGGGTTAAATCGGCACAAGATGTTAAGGTTGATAAACAATTAACTCCCAGTATTGGGCTAAACTTTGCACTTCGTGGAGGCCTGGGTTACGGAAGGCAAGCACTTGTATGGGGAAATAAATCTGCTGGTAAATCTTCTTTTTGCTTACAGATGATTGCCATTGCACAAAAAGATGGCAAAACGTGTGCGTGGATTGATGCAGAAGCTTCTTACGACCAATCCTGGGCTGAGCAACTAGGAGTAGATTCATCTTCCCTTATCTATTCACCAGCAAAAACAGTTAACGATATGGTTGATGTCGCTACTAAATTAATGGATGCGGGTGTAGATTTAATAGTAGTTGATTCTATTTCAGCATTACTACCAGCAATCTATTTTGAAAAAGATGGAAATGAAATGAAGGATTTGCAAGATACAAAGCAAATCGGCGCAGAAGCAAAGGATATGACTCACGCAGTCAAGATGTTAAATTATGCAAACAAAAATACACTACTTGTTCTTATCTCACAACAAAGAAATCAATTTGGATCAATGCACGCTAGTCACATCCCTACGGGAGGAATGGCAGTTAAATTCTTCTCCTCAACGGTCATTAAGCTTTGGTCTTCAGAAGCAGAGGCTAATGCTATTAAAGCTGGTGTTAAGGTTGGCGACAAGGTTATTGAACAAAGAGTTGGGAGACCCGTCAATTGGATTATTGATTACAACAAACTCGGCCCCCCTAATTTATCAGGACAATACGATTTCTATTACCAAGGGGAAGTTTTAGGGGTAGATAGAGTAGGTGAAGTTCTTGACGTTGCAGAGATGTGCGGAATTGTTGAAAAGGGCGGCGCTTGGTATACAGTTAATGGAGAACGACTTCAGGGTCGTGCTAAAGCTGTTTTGTATTTAAAAGATCACCCAGATGTAGTTGAGGGGCTGGTGTCAGAAATAAATGCCAGATCTTGATGAATTTTTAAATCCTAAAGATGATAATAAAAACTTGGAGTTTTTAGAAGGAATCAGGCCGTGTAAATTTTGTGAAGAAAACGTAGATGGCGCATTTTGGGATCCAGTTAATTTATCAATGTCCTGGAAATGTTCCAAGGGTCACGAGTCAAAGTTTATGGTGCAGTAATGTCAGAGCGATCTGAAGTAAAACGGGATGGGGCCAAGGCTCAAAAAAATTCAGGACGTGGAGACTATCAAAAGGGAGATGCTAAATGGGGCAAGTTTCTTGTTGACTATAAAGAATCTGGAAAATCTTTTACATTAAATAAAGACAACTGGGCCAAAATTTGTACTGACACCTTTAAGGTAAACAGAGATATGCATCCAGCTTTAAAGATAATTATAGGAACGGAATCCAAGGTAAGACTTGGTATAATAGAGTGGTCTGTACTAGAAGAACTAATAGAGTTTTGGGAGAAACATAATGGATAAAATTGAAATATTACCTCAAATTACAGTATATAAAAATTTAATTTCTGAAAAAGATTTGGATCTTATATTTGCAGAAATTAGTAAGTCTCAAGAAGATATGATAAACCACGATTCGCTTGATCCACTTGAATCAGTTTTAAATGATTATCACGGGGAAGAGCCTAGAGATAAAAAGGATGGAAGCCTAATTCGTACATGGGAGTCATGGTACACCTACGGTATAAAAAGCGTTTGGGGTTCTAGAAAAGATATCGGTGATCAATCCCCGCAGGCTATGGGTTATTTAATTCTTCAAGACGCAATTGGCAAAGCCCATTTTGATTATATAGAAAAATGGAAAGACGCTGGAGACTGGACCTATGATGTTCCTAAGTGGGATATTTTTGAACGTGAAACGGATAATCTAGACAATATGTGTTTGTCTAGTTTTGAAATACTACAACACAAACTTAATTTAGAAAAAGATTATACAATTGGAGTCCACACAGACTGGCACGATCACAGAAAAGATGAGCCAGGGCCAAAGCAGATACTCACATACACAATTTATATTAACGATGATTACGAAGGAGGGGAAATAGACTTTGTTGATGAAGCAACTGGAAATTTAATTGTATATAAGCCAAAGCGTGGCGATGTCACCGTATTCCCGTCTGGTAGACCATATTGGCATGGGGCAAGAGCCGTAACTGGCGGATCGAATAAAGTATTCATTAGAACATTTGGTCTGTATAGAAGCCCAGGTACTAAAGAATGGAATAACGGATTAAAGAATCACGGGCTAGCACTTTGGTTAAGGATGACAAATGATAAAGTAAAAGATTTTGAAGATGCTGGGAATGTGGGAAGACAATTAATTTTTGAAGGTGGGGCTCCAAACGATAGCGATCCATCAGTTCCAATTTATATTAAATCGGAAACATACATAGACGGAAGAGACCAATGATTAAAGAAGTATTTTTAACAACACTTACTGGTATGGGAGTTGGGGCAGTATTTAGCATCTTTAAGCTACCAGTTCCTGCCCCACCAGTTTTTGCGGGGCTTATGGGAATCTTTGGTTTATGGATGGGGTATGGGGTTGTTCAGAGGTTTATGTCATGACATTATTTTTAATGGGACTTATGGTTGGCGTTGTAGTTGGTTATGGAATGGGATTGTTTGCAGACAAATGGGATAAGAGGATTAAAAATGACAGAGGATAAAAACACACTTCAGTTGATTAGCGATATCACAGAGTTTAATGATCTTCATGAGTATATGCAGGACGAGCACTTAGATAAGGCCCTTGCTATTGTTGTTAAGATATTAATGAACCCAGATGTACCGTCCGCCAAGGCACCACATTTAATTATGGAGCTTCAAGCTATGTCAACTAAATTTGCTGTCCTTGCTTCTGTATACTCTACAATTGCTAAAGATAAAGCTGGTACATCTAATAATAACAAGAAAAATATTTACTATTCAGTAAAGGAGTCCATAGACAAACTTGTAGATGCACTTAAGTATGTCGTTAGGTACAACTCATAATGGGAAGAGATATTGTAAAGAACCTTAAATTTAAAAAACATACAGGTAAATTTTTTGATCCTGAACTTTTTGCCCAGCTGCTTGATGAGTCATACAGAAATACAAAACGTGCAGACGGCCTAATGACAAAAAAATCATTTAGCCCTAGCTCTTTAGGCTACGGACACGGAAAGTGCCCTAGATACTGGTACATGGCTTTTTCTGGCGCAGTCTTTGTGGACGATAATGATGCAGTTGCTGTTGCAAATATGGCACAAGGAACTCAAGCTCACGAGAGACTACAAAAGCTCATTGCTACTATGCCAGAGTGGAGAGCGGAAGAAGAAGAGATTATTAATGAGTACCCTCCAATTCGTGGCTTTATAGATCTTATTATGGAATACGATGGTGAAACGGTTATCGGAGAAATTAAAACGGCAAAGCGAGAGGTATGGGATACAAGACAGTCTGAAATGAAATCCACCACAAACCATATGCTTCAACTTCTTACTTACATGAAACTAAAAAATGCCAAAGAGGGCTTCTTTTTATATGAAAATAAAAACACACAAGAGATATTGATTATTCCAATTTCTATGAATGATAAAAATAAAAAAATTATTGAGGATGCATTCCTATGGATGCAAGAAGTTTATGATAATTTTAAAAATGGAGATTTGCCAATGCGTCCAGCGGGCGCAACAAAATCAAAAATGCCATGCACATATTGTCCAGTTAAAAAATCATGCTACGACAAATCAGGCCCTATTGGAACAGTGCAAATAGAATTATACGAGGCACCATTAATATGATATGCTTTAATAAAGATTGTGCAATAGATTTTGATGCAAAAACGCACAATCAAAAATATTGCTCTAATGAATGCTGCAGAGTTGCAACAAACAAAAAAATTATGCAAAAATATTATGAAAAAAAAGCTATTAGAAATGGCGCAGTACGAATATGCAAAAAATGTAATGCTCAACTAAGTCGGTATAATCATTATGAAATTTGCTCAAGTTGTGAAAAAAATAATGCCATAAGGCATAGGAAATCTGTTTTAGGGATGATTGATGAAGCTAGCCAGCCTGGTTAAAACAAAAGCAAACAGGGTGCTGGGAATAGACGCATCCACAAGCTCAATAGCTTTTTGCCTCATGGAAAATGACGTACCATTAAAGTGGGGCAAAATTAATTTAAATGGAAACGATATATATGAAAAAATATATGATGCTAAAAATAAAATGTTTGTAATGCTAGACGAACTAAAAAGCGATTATATTGCTGTAGAAGGAGCCATACTTGTCAGATCACCAGATGCTGTGATAAAATTGTCTTATGTCTATGGAGTTGTTATTGCTGAGCTTATGTCTACTGGTGCTAAGGTTATTACTATTAGCCCATCCTCGTGGCAGGCGTACATTGGCAACAAAAATCCGACAAAAGATGAGAAGTCTGCAATAAGAGCGTTGAACCCAGGGTATGCGGATTCCTGGTATAAAAACAAATTACGCAATATAAGAAAGCAGAGAACTGCTGATTACTTTAATAGAAAGTATAATCTAAATGTGGTGGATTTTGACGTGGCAGATAGCTTTGGTATTGCACATTATGCTAACAAAGTATTAACAGAGCGATGAAATTTTATCAAAGTAAGGAATGGCTATATAGAAGATATGTAGTGCAAAAGAAAACTGTTACCGAAATAGGAGCCGAATGTAGCGTTTCCGCCATGACTATACAAAGATACTTAGAGAAATTTGGTTTAATTAGAAAATGATTAAAAATATATTTATTATTGGAGAAAGCCAGATTGCATATGCATCTGGAGGTGTTGTCCATGCAGGTCCGTTAAGAGCTCTTGAGTATGGCAATTTCAGTAGAAGCAAGTCGGGCTACGAATTAAAGTTTTTATGGCAACATAGCAGAACAGCTTTTGGGGTAACCTATAAGTATCTTGAAGATCTTTTTAAAAATAATATGTTAGATCTAGGTGAAAACTCCGTTATTGTTTCTGAATTTGGCGGGATGGATGCAGCTCTAAACCAGTATCAAAAGCATGGCAATATGGAAAGTGTTCTTACTAAATATTTTAATGATATATTAAAGTTTTGTAAAGACTATAATACTAAATTAGTCCTAATGACACCTTGGTGGCTGGTCGAAGACGATGAGTTTTATAAAACGTGGGATGATATTACATTGCTATTTAGAAGATTATCTGAAGACAATAATTTACCAGAACCAATTGAGGTTATGTACAATGTTGTTGGTAGGGTATATCCAGTTTTAGATGAATGGAAGCACCATACGCCAGAAGACTCAGAAAAAATAGTTGATTATGTTATTTTAAAAGTCTCGGAGTACTATAATTAAAAATGATAGAAAGCATATTTATAATAGGGGATAGCCAAATAGCCTACGCATCTGCGGGTGTAAAGATACCAATGAATGGTAAACATCTTGCATACGGATCTCATAGCAGATTAAAGTCGGGATACAACTTAAAATTTTTATGGCAAACTAGCAGGGGTGCATATAAAGTAGATTTTGATTACTTAAAAGATTTATTTAAAAATAATATTTCTGATTTGGGAGAGCATTCTGTAATTATTTCAGAATTTGGAGGTATGGACGCAGTTATGGAGTATAACAAAAAATATAAAAATGTTGATAGTGTAATGTATAAATATACTTCAGAAATAATTAGATTTTGTAAAGAATATAATACTAAACTAATCTTTATGTGCCCATGGTGGATGTATGAAGATGATGAAACTTATCAGCCATGGGAAGATGTAACCGTACTACTTAGAAAAATTTCACAAGAAAATGACTTGCCAGAACCAATTGAGGTAATGTATAATGTTATTAGCAGAAAATATACAACGATAGATGAATTTAAACATCATACCCCAGAAGACTCTGAGCGTATTGTAGATTATGTAATTTCAAAGGTGGATGAATATTATGGCTCTTAGGGCAGTTTTTCCAGATGTAAAAGAATTTAGATGTAGTGATCTGTACCTTCAATCAGTAAGCGCACCAGCAGGTAATAAAATTTGGTCTGCCTGTCATGAAATTGCACAATTGCTAATTGATAAAAATATATCCTATGGCAATTCGGCCCTGGAGCCAACAAGAATATTTTCAGCGGCGGACCCAGCAGAGCAGTTAAAGGTCCGTATTGATGATAAACTGAGTAGGGTAAGGAACAACCAAGGATTTGCTGGAGACAACGATATTGATGATTTAATTGGATATTTAGTCCTATATAAAATTGCAAAGGCTAAATCTAATTGACATTTTAGTTGACTGAAAGTATACTGTATATCTATGGAAATTGAATTAGCTGATCATTATGATCGAATGAACAAGGTAGTTGAAGAACTACTTAAAGGTAACAACGCAACAAAAATATCTACTCTAACGGGTTTTAAAAGGTCAGAGGTTATAGAGTATATAGATGAGTGGAAAGAGGCCGTTAGAACGGATTCTGGGGCTCGTGAGAGGGCTAAGCAGGCGATCTCTGGTGCGGACCAACATTATGCAATGCTAATTAAAGAGGCCTGGAAGACGGTAGAGGATGCAGACCAGCTTGGGCAACTAAACGTAAAGGCAACTACATTAAAATTAATTGCAGATATTGAAGGAAAAAGAATAGGAATGCTTCAAGAAGTTGGCCTACTTGATAATGCAGAATTAGCAACAGACCTTGCCGAGATGGAAAGAAAACAAGAAATATTGGTTAAGATATTAAAAGAAGTAACCGCTGTTTGCCCCAAGTGCAAGCTAGAGGTTGCAAAAAGATTATCCCAAATAACTGGGATAGTAGAGCATGTGATAATAGATTTAGAAGAGTCAAGTGGATCTTAATTTTAATGATTTGATTGACATCTTGGATGGCGAAGAGTTTGATGAACGTCCAGTAGATTTAAGAACATTTGTAACAGATAAGCAGTACCTTAGCCTTCCAGAACTTTCTGAGCATCAATACACTTTAATTGAAAAAAGTTCTCAGATTTATAAAGAGGCTACGCTAGTAAAGTTGTTTGGCGAAGAGGGAACATTAAGATACAAACAGACATGTAATGAAGTAATTGCACAATTAGGAAAAGGAAGCGGTAAGGATTACTGCTCAACAATCTCCGTTGCCTATATTGTTTATTTGTTGCTGTGCTTAAAAGACCCAGCGACATACTATGGAAAACCCCCAGGGGATTCAATTGATATTATTAATATTGCAATTAACTCACAACAAGCAAACAATGTTTTTTTTAAGGGATTTAAAACAAGAATAACAAAATCTCCGTGGTTTATCGGAAAATATTTTGAAAAAGCATCTGAAATTAAATTTGATAAAAACGTTACAGTATACTCAGGTCACTCAGAAAGAGAAGCGTTTGAGGGCTATAACGTACTTGTAGTTGTGCTAGATGAGATATCGGGCTTCTCTCTTGAAAGCACTAGTGGGCATGATCAGGCAAAGACTGCAAGCGGAATATATGAGATGTACAGGGCATCAGTTGATTCACGTTTTCCAGATTACGGAAAAGTAATTTTATTATCATTCCCAAGATTCAAGAATGATTATATTCAGCAAAGATACACAGATGTTATTGCAGAAAAAGAAACCATATCTAGAGTGTATAAATTTAAGCTAGACAACGATTTGCCAGATGAGACCGCAGGCAACGAATTTGAGATATCCTGGGATGAAGACCATATTGTGTCTTATAAATATCCTCGGGTGTATGCTATAAAAAGGCCTACGTGGGAAGTAAACCCGACTAGAGATATCAATGACTTTAAGATATCATTTTACAGAGACCCAGTAGACGCACTTGGTAGATTTGCCTGCATGCCCCCAGAGGCTATTGATGCATTTTTTAAATCAAGAGATAAAGTAGAAAAATCTTTTAACAATTTGGCATTGGCAACAGATGAGCACGGAAGATTTGAAGAATGGTTTAAACCAGAAGACTCAAAAGAATATTTTATCCACGTCGACCTTGCACAAAAACATGACCATTGTGCAGTTGCAATGGCTCATATTAAAAAATGGGTAAACGTAAAAGTAACAGATACCTATTCTCAGCAAGCTCCGATTGTAGAAGTAGACTCAGTAAGATATTGGACCCCTACATCTGATAAATCTGTTGATTTTACTGAAGTAAGGGATTACATATTGTCATTAAGATCAAGAGGGTTTAATATAAGAATTTGTACTTTTGATAGGTGGAACTCTCATGACATGATGCAGCAACTTAAGCAGTATGGTATAAATACCGAGACTTTATCTGTTGCAAAAAAGCATTACGACGACATGGCTATGGTAGTTCTAGAAGAAAGACTGTCTGGGCCACACATTAATCTTTTGATAGACGAGCTACTTGAGTTAAGAATTATAAGGGATAAGGTGGATCACCCAAGAAAAGGATCAAAGGATTTAGCCGATGCAGTCTGTGGGTCAATATATAATGCAATAAGCCTCACTAGACCAGATTTTGGTGAAGTTGAGGTTCACACCTATGATTCTATTGTATACGATAATGTTAAAGATGAGGAAGAAACTAGGTATAATATGATAAGACCACCCCGAATACCGATAAGCTTGGCAAACGCTATAGAGAATATGGAAATAATATGAGTATATATCAAGAAAAAGCAAAAGATTGTAAGTGCTGCGGTAAGCATGTACCATTACCAATAATCTTAAAAGAATTTAATAGAACTACACTGTGTCCTACAACGTATTATAATGTTTTAGAGTACAGTAAGCTTTGGGAAAAAATTGGACATAGGCCTCCAGGAAACTTAAGTAAACATTTTTCAGAGTATGTACAGCAAGTAGTTCAGAATAGTATTGACAACGGCAAGTCATTTTAGGTATACTTACAACTAGGCAACAGTAGCTTAGTTGGTTAAAGCCCCGAACTCATAATTCGGTAATCCTCGGTTCAAGTCCGAGCTGTTGCACAGAAAGGTAAGTAGATGTTGTATTCAATTGGAGATAGCCATCAGTTTAGAATGGCTTTGTCTGGACAAGGCGAAGCAGTAAGCTATTGCAGCTGGATTGGCCGAACTCCGCCAGATGACGATATCCCAAATCCATCAGAATGTGCATCTACTCACGTTGCACGTGCAGTGGGACTCAGAGCAGATATGTATTTTTCTGGATACAAAGGCGCCAGTGCATACTCATCAACATATACAAATGGTGGATACCCCTGCATTCTTAAAACACTTGATTCTAATTCTGTCGTACTCCCATCATTTGGATATATTGATGTTAAAGCACACTTGCCACATAAAAAAAATACTGAAGAGGTTGTATCTCGTTATGTCGGTAAAACTCTTTCATTTTTTAAGGGACATCAAATACGGTTTGTAAATCCTATACCACAATTTGTTAACGCTATCGGTAGTGGATCACCGAACTATGATTTTGATGACAGATTCCCATATTATGAAGAATTTAAATATTTTTTAAAAAAGTATGTATCTGAAGAAGGTTTAAAAGACCCAATATCCATAGAAGATATTCTGGGTGTTGATAGACTAGATGAATCATTTGAATGTCATGAATGCCTAGCATGTGATCAGTATAAAGAAACAGATATTAAGCTTGACCATTTAAAAAAGCCATTTAGCCAAAAAATAGTTAACGGCATACTAGATGCCATGGGGTATTAAAATGAATGATGAACAATATCATAATGAAAAACTAGCTCACTACTTAGAGATAGGAGCAATCAGGGTGGCTGGGGTAGATAAAGATGGAGAAATTGTATATGAAATAGACGAAGATATTACTCAATCTCTTGCCCCCGAGCTGTGGGAATCACATATGAATTATGTAGATGAATCACTTATTGAGCTATATGAAGAAGGATTAGTGGATGTTGAATACGATGAAAATTTAGAAGCCACATTAATGTTATCCCCAGAAGGATATAAGATTGCAAAAGAAAAAGGAATTATACCACTAGAAGAGGGGGATATTTTTAATGCCGACAATTAATTTTGACGATGATGTTTTTGAGAATAGAAGGTTCTTATTCCAAAATATAGCTAAAGCTTTCCCAAACAACCCGTGGGTCATAAAAGCTACGGAAAAAATGAAAAGTTATTCAAAAGATGAATATTCTTTTATGCTTAAAGAAGCTTATGATTTCCAAGATAGTTTTGATGAAGCAATTAATTTGGGAATATCCGCAAAAACAAAAGAGGCTCATGATCTTTTTGTTTTATTTATTAAGCATATCAGGTGGTTTTTTGAAATAGATGCAGATACTTATGATGAATTGATACAGCTATGCAGTCCAAACATGAATCAATTTCTTATTGTTAATAAATCATATTCTGATTTATTATACGATATGCTTATTGAATATAGATTAGAAATGGGAATATAATGAAAGCAATTGTTGTAAAGTCGTTTGGTGGACCAGAAGTTATGGAATATGTTGACTACAGGGATCCAATACCAAATAGTAACCAGGTAGTAGCGGATACTAGAATGATTGGCGTAAACTATGCCGACACCCATCAAACAGAAAATACTTATTTAGTTCAGTCCCTACCACCAGTCATACCTGGCATTGAGGCTTCCTTTATTCTGGACAATAAATTATTTGTAGGTTACACATCAAGCGGTGCTTATGCAGAAAAAATTATTATTAATAAAGACAAAATGTTTGAGGTTCCAGAAGGTGTGACTGAAGAAGAAGCCCTGTCTGTCATATGTCAAGGAGCCACAGCATATGGAATTGTAAATGATGTCTGCAATATATTGCCAGGTGACGTTGTTTTGGTCAATGGTGCCTCAAGCGCAGTCGGAATGATTTTAATTCAGCTGTGTAAACTTGCTGGTGCTACTGTGGTAGGAGTTACTTCAAGTGAGCAAAAGATAGAATTTATTAAAACTCTAGGTGTAGATTTTGCTTTTCTAGATACTGAAATAAATAAAATAATAAAGTCAATAGGGTGCAGGCCAAAAATTATCATGGAATCATACGGAGGCAAACATTTCATGGGTTACTACGCAATGCTTTCTACTGGTGGCCACATATGCTCATACGGATCTTCATCTAGAGATGTACTTCCATCTATTCAGATAGGAGATTTGCTTAAGGACACAAAGACAGTCTCTGGATTTTGGGGAACGGCCTTATTCTTACATGACTCAGATAGATTAGCAAATGTTGTAAATGCATTATTTGATTTAATTAAAAATAAAAAGATTAAGATTATTATCGGAGATAAGATGAGCCTAAAAGATGCAAAAGAAATGCATGAAAGAATAAGAAGCAGGTCCACAATCGGGAAACTTATTTTAACAAATGATATCTAATCAAAGAGATAACTTTTTTTCTTTAGGATATTTTGGAGAGTTGTCTCCAAATACTGAAGAATTTATTTTAAAATACGAAAAAGAATTAGGTTTGGAGGTTGATCCAAGTATGATTTATCAATATAATAATATTGGGTTTAGGTGTGATAATTTTATAAAAGAGCATGTCGGGACGCACGTATTGTTTGGCGGATGTTCCGAAACAGAGGGGGCGTCTAATTTACTAGAGAACACATGGTCACATGTTTTATATAATAAAATTAAAAACGACATCAATGCGTCTGGCTACTATAATGTTGGTAAAACTGGCTTGACGACCCCATTAATTATATTAAATATTTTTCAGTATATTAGTGATTATGGAATTCCAGATTACATATTTCTACAACTTCCAGATCACAGCAGGTACCTTTCCTGGTCAGAAGAAAAATTAATTCATCCAGTATATAAAAATAAAAAAGAGCTAACAAAATTAGATTCTAAATTTTTAGATTTTTTTACTAAAGGTGGCGAAATTCCTGAGCTTAATATAAATATATTTTTTAGTAATTTTATTTTAAGAACATTAATTCAATTTTGCAAAATAAATTCTGTAAAACTTTATTGGTCCACTTGGCACCCAGATAGTTACCCTATTGGAATATTTACAGAGTATGATTCTTCGGATTATGTTTTAACTGCACCGTCAGGGAAAGATCATTGGGGCATTAAGATAAAAGATTTAGTCGCAAGGGACGGCTTTCATTTTGGCAAAGGGTTTCATAAAGTATGGGCAGAAAAGTTTTATGAGGAGTTTATAAATGATAAAAATAATTAAAAGAATGCTGGTTAAAAGAAAAATAAAAAAGATTATGAAAAATAGAAAGTACATATACTAATGATATACTGCAGAAAGTTTTATTAAATGAATCCATTAACAGCCATGTTTCCAGAAATTGACAGGAACAAAGAATATCCCTTTAATAAAGATGACTATATTAATTATTTATTAGGTAATAATCTTCATAGTGGTTCAAAAAAACCAAAGCAAGGATTTGGTTACCATAGAAGTGAAATTATTGTAGATATAGATACAGAATACTATTATAATAATTTTGGATATCGGTCCAGTGACTGGCATTCTGGGTCAAGCATATTGGCTGTGGGATGTTCAAATACTTTTGCTTTAGGTGTTCCGATAGAACACTCCTGGCCTCAAATTTTATCAACAAAAATCAATAAAGATGTAAGAAATTTATCAATCCCTGGATCATCAATAATGGATTTAGTGTGTAAGATGTTTGCATATTTTAAAGAATTTGGAAACCCAGAAATAATTTTTTGCTTGTTTCCAGATCCATTTAGAATGACAATTCCAGGAAATAACAACCTGACTTCGGGTGAATATAATAAATCGGGTTGGATTATGAATGATATCCATCTACAAAAGTATTCAGATAGTGTGATTTCTAATAGGTCAAAATATTCAAGAATTCCACATAAATATGAGGATGTGTTACCTTTAGAGCTATCTATTTTTCTTTCTAGTCAGGCAATACATTTATTGGAGCAATACTGTAGTTCAAATAATATAAAACTATTTTGGTCTTCTTGGGATTATCCTTTTAGCAATACTATAAATACTATTGAAACAAAAGTTTTTGATAATTTTTTTTATGATCAAGAAGTAATAATTTCTAACAATGATATGAATTTTGAATGTCATAAAGAATATTCAAAAAATTCTTTTAAATATTTTAGAATTGGTCTTGATAATGAAGATGACCCAGGGACTGCTCATCCAGGACTTCATAAGCATATACACATCGCAGAATCTTTTTATAAAAAATTGGAGTTAAATTAATGATAATATTAGGGGTTAATGAAACATCTCATGACGCATCGTTATCTTTAATTAAAGATGGAAAAATATTATTTGCAGGACATTCTGAAAGATATAGCAAGAAAAAGAATGACTGGTATATTGCTGACGGCTTGATTGAGGATGCTTTATCTTATGGCGCACCTGATGCTATTGCCTACTACGAAAAACCTCTTCTAAAAGCCTCTAGACTGCTTCTAAAGGGGGGTTCTGGGGAATGGAAGCCAAGATTCAATATTCCAGGTATACCTAAAAAATCTTTTAGCCACCATTACTCTCATGCAGCAGCAGGATACTATACAAGTAAATTTAATGACGCCGCAATAGTGGTATTAGATGCTATTGGAGAATACAATACATCAACAATATGGGTTGGAGAAGGTGAAAAAATTAAGTTGAAGTATAAACAAAACTATCCAGTTAGTTTTGGATTATTCTACTCAGCTTTTACTCAGCTAATCGGACTTATGCCAAATCAAGAAGAATATATAATGATGGGTATGGCAGCACACGGAGACTGGAAAAAGTATTATAAGGAAGTAGATGATTATTTTCCAAGTTATGATAAGCAAAAATATAATTTTCATAAGGGAATCACCGACTGGGGCTGGATTTCAGAACAAGATAAATTTGATATTGCTGCAGCAGTACAAGTAGTTTATGAGCAAAGACTAAATCAATTTATGCGTATGGCAAAGTCTCTTACTGGTAAAAACAATTTAGTATTTATGGGTGGGTGTGCCCTAAACTCTTCTGCAAACACACTGTTATGGAATATATTTGATATGATTTGGATAATGCCAAACCCAGGAGATGCTGGTAGTTCTTTAGGTGCCGCCGCAGCCTTATACGGTAAGCACCTTGACTGGGAAACCCCTTACCTTGGTTATGATTTAGGTGGAGAATATCCTATTCAGAAAATTGTTGACGGAATATTAAAAGATGGAATCGTAGCAGTAGCATCAGGGAAAGCAGAGTATGGACCAAGAGCTCTAGGTAATAGAAGTATTCTTGCAGACCCAAGGGATTCATTAATTAAAGACAAGGTTAATTTAATTAAACAAAGAGAGTTATTTAGACCATTTGCTCCAGTAATCATGGCGGACCATGCCTCTAAATGGTTCAATATGAATTTTGAAAGCCCATATATGCAATACACAGTTAAGTGTTTAAGGCCAGATAAAGTTCCAGCTGTTGTACATTTAGATGGAACATCTAGAGTACAAACTGTAACAAGGGATCAGCATCCAGGATTATACAGGGTTTTAAATAAATTTTATTTACAAACTGGAATTCCAATGTTATTAAATACTAGTTTAAATATAAAAGGCCAACCATTGCTAAATGATAAAGATGACATCGAAGTCTGGGAAAAAATGTACGGCGGTAAAATCTTATGTTAATAAAATATTATTTATATACAGCATATTTTAAAGTTAAAAAGCTATTTCAAAAAAATAAATCAAAAGATAGGTACATATATTAATGGATTACACATTTGATCAATCAATAAAGTATGGTCCAGATAATAATTTTAAATTTGACTCATCTGCGATTGATGCTATTTTTTTAAATAAATTTAAAAAGCCAAAGCCTTCTATGCATAAAGCATACCGCAAAGAATATTTATTAAATAGCAGTGGTTTTAGATCTGATGAATTTATTAATAAGCCAGATATATTATTTGCTGGTTGCTCTCATACATTTGGTTGCGGTACAACTGACAGATACCTATGGACCAAGGTTGTTGCAGATCATTTTAAAACTGGACATTATAATTTAGGCGTTCCAGGTGCGTCCATAATGTCAATAGTATCAAATATATTTGAATACTTTCGGATATACGGTAACCCTAAAGTTGTCGTATGCCTGTTCCCAGATCCGCAAAGAACATTTAGATTAAAAAACTATCATTTTGGTTATAGTCGTGAAGACTATAACCCCGATTATAATAAAATATTAAACGAAGATGACTACTATGACCACATTCAGCACCTTCATCAAAATTTAAAAATTCCTAAGTTTATAAAACTACCTACAGAAATTCAAAATATTATACAGCCAGACACATCGTATTATTTATCTATGTTATTTATAAATATGCTTGAGCAGTATTGCATAACTAATAATATAAAATTTATATGGTCAATGTGGTTAAATGAAAATATGGAATCCATCGATACAGTAAGAAGTAGGAATTATGGCAGACTTGAGGGCGCAATAGACTTAGAGATTGACTGCTGGGAGGCAGATAAAGATGAGATGATTGATAGACATTACTCTAATGGTAATAAAAATGATTTAATTGAATGCCACAAAGATTTGCTATTGGAAGACCAGCACACATATCATATGGGATTTGATAGGGCTGGCGGCAAGGATGATATACACTGGGGCTCTCATAGGCATAGGCATATAGCAGATAGTTTTATAGATGCTATAGCCAAAACTGGAATTTTTTGGTATGATTTACAGATGCCTTTACCTCTGTAGCTCAGCGGAAGAGCAACAGACTTCTAATCTGTTTGTCGCTGGTTCGATTCCAGCCAGGGGTGCCCTAGCAAAAAGAAAGGTATACTTATAATATGAGCAGTAAAATTTTGGTAGCAATTATTAGCGCTAATGAGAAGGATTTAAAGCAAACTGTTTTAAGCGCTATAGATAATGCAGATAACCCAGACAATCTATCATTTGTCATATTTGATTCATGCCTGAACGGCTTTCCAAAAACTGATTTTACAGATATTAAAAATGTTTTTTATATGAATATGGAATTTAGTGGGACACAGGGTGTCGGCCTGGCTAGACTAATTGCTTCATCTATTATTATGCCAGACACCAACTACGTTTTGCAGCTAGACTCACATATGATATTTGTTAAACATTGGGACACCACAATAGTGGAATGCTTTAATAAACTTGAAAAGATAGCAAAAAAACCAATCATCAGCTCAAGAGCGCCAGCATGGACTTATGATGAGTCGGGCAGTATTTTATATGCCGAAGTATCAAATAGTCCTCAAAAATTAATATTTAAAGACTCAGAGGTTTCTGCATTTCAAGACGGATACCCAACAATAGAAGGTGTTGGTTTTGAAAACGGTGATTATATAGAACACAATTTAATATCTGCTCAATTTACTTTTAGCAGGCCAGACTTATATTCTGAAATTTTGCATGATCCCAGGATTGTTTGGGGTGGAGATGAGCCAATATATTCTTTGCGTGCGTGGTGCAGAGGATACCAGATGTTTTCTATTAAACCAAACATATGTTTTCACTATAATAAAAAAACAACTAAAGGTGCCCTTGGGAAAGACAACAAAGATGATTGGAGAAGCTTGGCAAATAATGACTCAAGGCTTTTCCCGTTTTATATGAAAAGGTACAATGAGGGTAAAAGGATTATGCGAGAAATTCTGTTGGGTGACTATATAGGGTATTGGGGTGCCCCATCAATTGAAAAATTAAAAGAATTTGAGGCAGCTTGTGAAATAGATTTTACAAAATTTTACAAAATTTTAGATGAAAGATCAAGTGTATTATGATATACTTGTGTAGAGATTAAGGTAAATTAATGATTATACAGGTTATAGGCTTGCCAGGAGCAGGCAAAACTACGTTTGCAAAAGAACTTGCTGATAGAATTAATGCTATACATTTAAATGCCGATGCAGTAAGAGCGGAATTAAATAAAGATTTAGGGTTTAGTCCAGAGGATAGACTTGAGCAAGCTCGCAGAATGGGTGCCCTTTCAAGACTACTTTCAAATCAAGGATACCATGTGGTTGTAGATTTTGTTAACCCAACAGCAGAAACAAGAGCATCATTTGGAAATCCAGACAAAGTAGTTTGGATGAATAGAAAACCAGTTCGAGATTTTCCAGATACAACAGCTATGTGGGAAATGCCAGCAAACCCAAATTTAACGTTTGATGACAGAACAGAATACACAGATGCAGCAAGAATTGCATGTGTTGATTTTCAGCTCCATGATTGGCGTCAGCCAACTACATTAATGCTGGGAAGATATCAGCCATGGCATGAAGGGCATCATGCTTTGTATCAAGAGGCGGGAACCAGAACTACTCAAGTAATGCTAGGGGTTAGAAATACGTACAAGACAAGCGAAAAAGATCCCTTAGATTTTGAACAAGTAATGGGATATATTGCACAAGATCCAGTAATGGACAAAGCGATGGTTATTAAGATGCCTAATATAACCAACATTGTATATGGTCGTGATGTCGGATATAAAATTGAGCAAGTGTCGTTAGGAGCAGAAATTGAATCTATTAGTGCTACTCAAAAGCGTAAAGAAATGGGTATATGAGTCCGCCGATGCTATGGCAGACAACGAAATAAAGCTTTACGAGCAATGGTTTAAGAAAGAAGAAGATGAACGTAAGTAAACAAAGATCAGCGGTAAAAGCAATTGTCTGGCGTTGTATTGGTACAGCAGATACTTTTGTAATATCTTGGGCAATAACAAAAGAGCCAGTTACGGCTGGAGCAATTGCAAGTTTTGAAGTATTTACAAAAACAATTCTTTATTACTTCCATGAACGTGGTTGGAATAAAATTAAATGGGGGAGAGAATAATGTTTGAGTATTATGTAAAGAAAGTAAGCAAGGTTGTAGACGGAGATACAATTGATGTAGTAATTGATTTAGGTTTTGATATCTCCTTTAGTTCAAGGGTAAGACTTGCTGGCATTGATACTCCAGAGAGTAGAACAGCTGACAAGATAGAAAAAGCCCTAGGCTTAGAAGCAAAATCTTACTTAAAACATGAGATTGATTCAGCTAAATCAGTTGTTATTAAAACAGAAAAGATGGACTCGTCTGAGAAGTATGGTCGCATTTTAGGGTGGGTTTTCCTAGATGGAGCATCGGTATCATTAAATGAAAAGATGATTGCAGATGGTTACGCATGGGGATATATGGGAGAAACAAAGATTAAAGACTTTGACGCATTAGCAAAAGCTAGGAAGAAAAGCGGGAAGTAATGCCAGTATACGAATATAAGTGCTCATATGATGATGCACATCCAAAAATGTCAGTACACAGGGCAATGACTGAGAGCGACCCTGGGTATACATGCGTAGAATGTGAGTCCGAAATGACACGATTTTTTACTACAGTTGGCGTACAGTTTAAAGGAAATGGCTTTTACAAAACAGATAATCCCAAGTAATTTGAACTAGCATTCTGCTATACTTACTAAGTAAACAAAAATATTGTATTACTTGGGGGACTCTTGATTGAACAAAAAATTAAGAATATTTACAGCCTTCCTACTCTCAGTAGGTTGGCTTTTTGCTGGTCCCGCCCAAGCTAATGCCGCAGACGTATTAATAAACGGATCTTTTTCATCAACTGGTGGTGGATGGTCTGGAGCAAATACTGCTGGCTCAGCAAACAATAATGCCTCTTGCGACAACGGTGGTCCAAGTATGGGTGCTTGGGATGACGATGCTCTTGCTATGTCGTATATTAATATACCTGTTACTCAAGTAGTAACAATATCTCAACCTTCATCTGTAGTATTTACAGTAAATGCTCGGAACAGATCAGATGTTCCTGGGGCACAAGCAACAATTAGACTTCAAGACTCTAATCAAAATAATTCAACAGGCGGCAACTATTCTACTAGTGGAATTAATAAAACGCTAACAGTAACAACCACATCTCCAAATGAAAATGTAACAATAACAATAAGCGGAACAGACGGATTAGGCTGGGCTGGATGCTACGGAACTATATTTACTAATGCCTCTTTATCTGTGACACCAACAGTTGTTAAAACCATTGGAGCCCCAAGAAATTTAACTATATCTAACAATGATACATCAACTGTATTAAGCTGGGAGGCACCCAATACTGGCAACACACAACCAGAAAGATATGCGATAAGCTTTAATTGTTCTGGGTGTAACGGTTGGGGAATTGCCACTGGAAATGTTGGCGGACCGAATTCTTTAAACACAACAATTACAATTGATCACTCTCTACTTGAAAGTTTAATGCCAAGCGGTACGGTATGGTCATTTCATATTAGATCAGATAATGATACATTAGCTCTATACTCTGCAAATTCAAATGTTGTTACATTAAAAATTGGAAAGACTGCAGAAGAAATTGCAGCAGAGCAAGCAGCAGCAAATCAAAGCGCAGCAAACATTGTTATTGGATCAATTACAAACTCTAACTGGACCACAGCCCGTAGCCAATATAATGCATTGACAAGTGATCAAAAAGCACTCGTTAGTAACTATCAGTTATTACTAAATGCTGAAGCAGCAGCAGCACAGGCTGCTATTGATGCA